TCTGTAGCAGATACTACAAGAGTCATGCCAACTTCGAAGTTGACTACTTCTTGGATATTTGCCAACTGGATTACAGTAGCTCCAACTGCTGTGGAAGGGGAGCTGATAGTCAAGATTTGACCACGGCTACCTGTACCAGACTTGAACAGATCGAGTGCCAAGTCGTTTGAGATATTGCGGAAAGCAGTATCCATAACGAGCTTTGCTTCGTCTACAAAAGCTCCGGCGTTATCCTTTGTAGCTTCCAATAGTTCGTTAGTGATAGTAGCTAACTGATAGTTGCTAATACGATAAACGAAGAAGCTTGAGATTTGAGGAGCAGTCTGATTACCTTGAGCGTTGCTGAAGGTAGCAGATCGGCCTTGCGGTGTACCATACACCAAAGGCACTGGAATGTATTTACCAGCAAATCCACTTGGGCTTTCGTCCTTGGGGATGAGGCTGAGCAAAGGATTCTTTTTATAGACTAGATCCTTCATATAGTCGTCACCAGTATAGAGCTCTTTTAGCGCTGCTACCTGGTTACTTACATTTGCGTAAATTGCTGACATAAGTCACCTTATTTTAATTCACCTTTAAAGGCCGCAATAGCTCTTGCTCTGCGATCTTTATTGGATAATGGTTTAGACGAAGACACAATTGTATTCGTCAATGTTTTTGTTTTGATTTGTGGCTTCTGACCTTGTGGTACTTCTGTCCCAGAATCTGCAGCTACTGGTGGAGCTAATTTAGACTGTACTTTTTTCAGCTTCGCCATCGTAAGGGCTTCGTCTAATAGGTATTCTTCTACCATATCAGCAGCTTCCTCGGCGCTTAGTAGTACACCATCCTCATCATAAGTTTGCTTAATCAGTTCCACTACAGCTTCATGGGCTTTAGCGGATTGGATGGTCTCATAAGCCTCGTTACCGTCAACCAACATTTTAACTTCTCGGCTGACCTGTTTCACGGCTTGTTCATAGGCCGCTTTTTGAGCGTCCTGAATTTTTGTAAATTGTTCTTGTTGGCTATTTTTGATAGACTGTAGTTCTGCTTTAATACGCCGTAGCTCGATATCATCTGGACGGCTGTTAAGCAAAGCTTCAGCTATTTGATCATGAGTAAGACCAGCTTCAGCTAATACAGAAAGGGGATCGCTTTTGAGTCTTTCTGTTAAGCTTGACTGAGCTTTAGCTTGTTGTTCTTGGATAGCTCTTTGTTGCTCTTGCAATTGTCTTGCCTGAGATCGTAGAGCTTTCTCTTTTCTAGCCAATTGAGCAAAACGCTCTTGTGCAGGATCTGGTTGCTGAGCTTTTTGTTGCTCAACTACCGGTGCCTGTTCTTGTTGTTCAGTAGCTACAGGGGCTACTGCGCCCTTCACTTCGTTTGACATTTACACTCCTATTAGGTTTGGGGGATCATTGGTGATGTAGGCAGCGGCTCTGCTACTGCTAATGGCGCTGTTCCAGGCATTGGAGCAGGCATTGGAGGCTGAGCTGCCATCTGCAACGCGATAGCTTGAGAATTGAAAGTGCGGATCATTTCGGCTCTTTCAGGCTCAAGTTTAGTTGGCATGTATAAGTTGTAGTACTGATTGCTTAACTTTACAGCCAAGTTTAAATCCATAAATGGATCTGGTGGAGTGTATTCACCCTTTTCAATTATATTGTCAAGAACATAAAGAATACGTTCTTCTCCGCTATTGGCAAGCTTTTCAACTTGCTCAAGGTCAGGGAAGTCAAGCATTCTTCTGCCTTCTTGGATATCAACCATACCACTTTGAATCATTTCGATAATCTTCTGTAAACGTCCGGCTGGGTCTCGTGGTAGACTTGATGAATCAAAACATTGAATAATATAAGTATTCTTTAATAAATCTACTTCAGGTAGGTTAACTTCTCTTGTGCCGTCTTTATTTGGGTATACAGTGGTGTAAGATCCGTCCCGTTCTGCAATGTCTTTTGCAAGCTCGATAATCTGGTAGGCCATGTCAACGTAGAAGTTATCATATCTTTTTGAAAGGGTAGCGAATCTATCAGACTGTAAATCATCATACTCTCGTAAGGCGGCACCAGAATCAAGTCCAGCAGGCTTTTTACTGGCAGCACTGAGGGCTGAGATACCGCTTTGTTGATAGGCGTAATCGACGAGTCTTTGTAATTGGGCATATACTTCAGCAGGCACACAAGGTGCCACTTCATAAACGGGCTTAGTGCCACGATATGTGACAATTGAACCCACATCGTTGTTAAGTTGAGCTTTAACGACTTTGGAGCCATCCTCGACGAAAACACGAGGTACGCCGACAAGATTGATAGAACGGCTGATTGTCATTAAAAGCTTGTTAATTTCTACCTGAGTGCCCATTAGTTGTTCAGCTAAGGACTGGCCAAAGAATCCTAATAGACGTTGGCTATAATGAATAAATACAAAAGGGAACTTTTCTTTGTTATACTCTTCGTCTAATAAGCATACATTTGTGCAGGCGATAATACGTCTACCGTCTTTAGCTTCTGGACCGGAAGGAAGATGCCAGCCTTCGATGACCATAACTTGGTCAGATGCTGTCCTAGAGCTATCACCTGCAGTGTCAGGGAAAGCTTGCTCTGTACGCATAATATCATTACGCTTTTCAGGGAACATCTCAGCTAACACTTCACGGTCAACAAGCTTAAGCTGATACATTTGACGAGGTTCACCGTAAAGACTATCGTTAGGATCTACAAGCAATTCTGTAAAAAGTACTCTTTCTAAATGTACTTGCTTATCTTGACCTTCATAAATCTTTAAACATCCAGTACCTAATACAGCAGCATCTCTCAAAGCCTGTGTACCTAAGTCATAGGCCTTGCTTCTGTAAAACTCACCCATAATGAATGAGTTTAACTGTTTAGCTAGGTTACGGGCTTTATAATCGCCGTTATCGGTAAGGAAAACGGGACGGGGTTTTGACTGAGTCAAACGGCTCACCAGCGTGTCCACGCAAGATTGTACTACGTTCATAGTAGGACGATCTAGAGGCAGCTGGTTATTCTGGCTCATTCTGTTTAAGCTAGTACCAGCCATCCCGAACAAAGGCATATTCGCATATAAGCGAGAGAAAATAGAAGCTTGTCTATATCTAAATTGTAATTGTTCTTTTAAAAACGCTGCTGTCTCAACAAGCTGAGCTCCACGTTCAGACTTAGACGATCCCTTCCACCATTTGTGGGAAGCATTGCCATCAGGCTTAGACTTAGTCTTTACGACAATAGTCTCACGATCACTCTTTTCTCGTTTTGTAATTTTAGCCATATATTATATAGGTCCGGCTGACCACATCAATATCTCTTCTTCTGTATACTGCGGCTCTTCTTCAGGTACCGCTTCTTCCTTAGCCTTAAGTTTAGACTTAGGAGGAGATAAAGCTTCGATAGTCAGGGACACCTCAGGTGTGGAAATAGATTTGACACTATATTTGTGACAAAGCTTTATTAGTTTTTCAATTTCTTTTAAATCCATTATTTGCCCTGTTTGGGAAATTTAGCTACTCGTCGTTTAGCCATGATTTTTTCTAAACGCTTTTTAGGATTGTATTCCATCATATCGTGAAAAGAGCTTGACTCTCCTTCACCATGCTCTTCTTCTTCTACATCTGGATCAAAGCTTGCATGATGGTTAGAAGTCATTTCACCATAAGGATCGGCTAAAAACTCATCACTATGGAAGACATTACCCATAGGCTCATTCTCAAGCTCATCAATATAGTCAGGTCGGCTCATGTGCTCATCTTCCTCTTCTTCCTCAACTTCGCCGCCTTCAGCAAATTTAGTAGCCTTTAAAAACTTTTCATACTCAACTGGATCTAAAGACATTTTATCGTGTTTCTTTTTCATAATCATTCTTTCGGGAGATACAGCTTCTTCTTTGTGATCAGGATGAAGCTTTTTATTTCGTGGTTCTCCTTCATGTGGGTTTTCTACGCCGGGGACTAATCCACCTTCAGCATAACATCCCATAGCACACTTTACAGGTCCACCGTGGGCGCACATTACTTCGCCACCTTTGGCCATTTTCTGTGCTTTTCGTTTTACAGCGTATGCAATCGCTACAGCTTGTTTTTGAGGTTTTCCGTGTTCCATTTCAGTTTTAATATTTTCTTTAAAAGTTTTTTCAGATTTACCATGTTTTAGTGGCATTTTAGGTCCTTTTACTGCAAATAGCTAAAAAAGCTACTAAAATTGCCTATAAACACACTACCACTCACCAAAGTCATTGTTTTTATTAGTATCTTCTAAATTCTTGAAATACTCTTCTGCCTGCTCTTCCATACGGTTAATTTCTTCTAATTGCCATTCCTTTGATCCATATTTAGGCTTAATAGGCACAGGCGCATGGGTGTAGGAATAGCTTTCTCTCCATGCGTATAAAACGGCTTCGCAAATGTCTGAGTGGAACCTACGGCTAATAACTTTCTTATCGGGCGTACTTTTGTCTAAATCCCATTCCACTCTCATACAGTCATGAGCAAATACTGAATCTTCCTTAGCTTTAAGTCTACCTGTGCGTAAAGCATCATTCATTAATTCTATGTACTCTACTTTCCTAATCTTTTCAGCTGGTTGCACTGATATCTTGTAACGCTTTGATATTTCTTCAGAAATCTTTTTACCTAAACCACCTGTGTCAACTACGATCTTGCTAAAATCGTATTGCATTCTAAGTGTTTCTATTTGTTGAACAAGCTCCGTAATACCTTGATGCTTTGTGACAACTTCTTCGACAAGATAAGTCGAAGGACTAGATTCACTCCAAGCAAGAACACATAAGGCATCAGCGTCATTATAACCCAAGTCAACACCAAGAATGTAATTCCATTTAACGATAGGTAATTCATCATAATCATTTATATGTTTACTGTAATGATATACAAGAGAATCTACATCCAACACCCATTTACCAAACCACTCTCTTTGGATACTTGGATTGTCAGCTGTCACACCACGACGTTTTAATTCTTGTTCAAATACTTGCTGATGCGACATCCCAGACTTTTTAGATATGAAAGGATTATCCCAAAAACCCCAAGAATGCTGAGACCAATCTCTGCTGCGGCTACATACATAAAAATACCCACTAGGAAGAACACCAGGAGTACCGATAAGGCAAAGAGTACCGGCATGATCAAGCAAAGCAGGGCCGATAATATCATTAACCAATTCATCAATAAACGAAGGGAATGACTGACATTCGTCAATATAGACTTTTTTGATCGCAAGTCCTCTGAATTTTTCAATTTCACTTTTATCAGCTGCTCCTGTGCAATAGATAGTCGAACCTGAGGGAAAAGTCACAGATAGCTCAGAAGAGTTAAATACGCCTCCCAATCCAAATTGTCTATTTATTTTTTTGAGTTCCGGCCAAACAATCCGCTTAGCATTGCTACGAGAAAGAGTAATGTAAACACAAATAGTATCCTGGTTATTTACAGCAGTGTGAACAAGGTCGGCAGCACAAGACACAGTCTTACCTGCACGGCGTGTTGTAACTGCCACCTTGAATCGGCTAGGGTCTGCAACAAACTTTAATTGCTGATCAAATAGAAAATCCTCAAGCTTAAATGGTTTGCTCTTACGTTTTTTAAGCTCACCTAATACATGTTCAAGATTGGGTTTCATTTAGTAATTCTTTTGCCAGCTTTTTAAGCTCGTCATCCGGTACTGCTGCTAGTTCTTCTTTTTGCTCTTTTTGCGCTTTAGACAAATCTGTCAATAATTTAACATAAGCTACTAAATCACGGGCAGACTTATCCGAAAGCTTCCTAGTAGACACTTCTTGGTAAATGTGATTTATATCACGCTTTACCGCGTCACTAGCTTTTTTGAGCAGTTTGTTTAGATCGTCCACTCTGTACCTCTGGTGCTAAAATTACTGATTTAATATTTGTCAAGGGAATAATAGCACTGATACCACGGCTTTCTACAAGCACTCCATTAGATTCCAAAGACAAAGATACATCAG